GCCGATGGCACAAGCAGCCTGATTTTTTAACGTACGGAGCCAACAATGACGCAAAACCTCAACGAGGCGAACAAGCTGATCGCGGGCGAACGCGGCGAGGGCTGGGGCGGCCTCGACGGAACCGACAAAGACAAGCAGCAGGCCGAGCAGGCGCAGCTACAATTCCAGTTCGCGCTACGGGTCGCCAGGGTGTTTATGACGCCCGAGGGCGCCGACGCCCTTGAAGCCTTGCGCGAGCAGCACCTCTACCCGCCGACCTGGCCGCCGTCGGTCACTCATCAGCAGGATCAACTGGCGTTCGGCTACATCCGCGAGGGGCAGAAGTCCGTCGTCACGATGATCGAGAACTGCATCAAAATCGCCAAGAACCCCCCGCAACAGCCCAAAAAGGAGGCTTAAAACGTGAGCACTGAAAACACCGGTGGCAAGTCCACCAAGCCCAGGAAGACCAGCGCCAAGGCAGTCGCCGCAGCAACAACGGCGCCGGCACCGGCGCAAAAACCGCGCACCCTGCGCGAGTCCGCGAATCAGTTTTTGGCCGATATCGGTCACATCCTGTACACGCGCAACAAAAAGCTCGGCGACCTGATGGCGATCGAAAAGGAGGTCGCGAACCTCCTGAACATCGGCCATCCGATCCTCGACGAGCCGGTGGAGTAGGCCATGGAGCTGCTCGCCCTGCTCGTCAAAGCTATTCAGGTCGGCATTATCGTCCTGCCTGTCCTGGCCGTTTTAGCGGTCTGGGCTGTGGTCTGGCTGGTCAAGCGCCGCCGCCGAAAATCTCGTTAATTTAACCAGAAAATAGGAGCCATTTATGGAGTTTGAACAAATCCTCCCGCATATCAAGGCGGGGCAAAGAGCCTGCCGCGCTGGCTGGAACGGCAAAGGCATGTTTGTTTTTTTAGTGCAAGGTAGCCGGTTCAAAGTGAACAGGCCGCCGCTGCTCGGGATTTATCCCGAGGGTACGGAAATCAGCTATCGCGCGCACATCGACATGAAAACAGCTGACGGTCAAATCGTTCCTTGGGTTGCATCGCAGTCCGACCTGCTGGCTGATGACTGGCAACTGACGAACGACAGCTAAAAACGGAGCCGCTATGTTTATTCGACTTTTCTCCCTGATGAACACCGCAGCAGCGCCGGCCGCACCTGGCGGCCCTGCTGCCCCTGCAGCGCCAGCGGCACCGGCCGCCCCGGCTGCGCCCGCCGCACCGAGCGCGACCGGGCTGATGGCCGAGGCACTGAAACCGCCGGCGCCTGAACCCGTCAAGCCCGAGGACGCGCGGACGTTCCTGGTCGACTACGGCCACGGCGCCGACGCGCTGAAAGGCATGGACGACAAGGCGGTCGTCGACCTGCACGGCAAAGTGTCGGCCGCGCTCGATAAGGTTCGCAACGCCGGCAAGCTGGACAAAAAACCCGACTGGCTGCCCGAGCAGTTTTGGGATGCGGACAAAAAGGAAATCAAGGGCGAGTCGATGGCGAAGTCGTGGACCGACTTCCGGCAGAAAATCAGCGGCGGCTCGAATGCTGCGCCGAAAACCCCGGCCGAGTATCAGCTGAACCTGCCCGAGGGCGTGAAGATTGCCGACGATGACAAGCTGGTCGGCGAGTTCCGCAAGGCCGCCCATGAGGTCGGGATGTCAAACGAGAATTTCAACAAGGTCGTCGCGGCCGTGGTGAAGTCTGGCGTGTTGGATATTCAGCCGGTCGACACCGCTGCAGAGCTGGCGAAGCTCGGTCCGCAGGGTCAGGCCATCGTCAACATCAACACGGCATGGGGCAAACAGCTGGTCGAGTCCGGCGTCTGGGATCAGAACGATTTCAACGAGCTGGTCGTCCTTGGGTCCACCGCCGAGGGCATGCGCGCGCTGAACAAGCTGCGCGAGTATTACGGCGGCGAGAAGATCCCCATGGGCGACGGCACCGGCAGCAATCTCCCGTCGATCGAGGCGTGGTATGCCAAGCACGGCGAAATCGACAAGTCGAGCGGCAAGCTGCGCATGGAGGTCGACCCGGTATTCCGTAAGGCGGTCGAGGACGAGGGCAAACTGCTGTTCGGGAACGACCCGGCGCGCAGTTCAATCCCTGGCGTCGGCGTGCCGAGATAGGTATACTGCCCGCTCGTCATCGCTTACAACTACTACAACAGTCGCAGCTTCAAGCCCCGCCCGCACGCGGGGCTTTTTTATGCTCGTTTGCTTTTTTGAGCATCTTCACCTATCCTTTGCCGAAATAGCACCACAGAGACCCGCCACAGTAGGCTTACCGGTCTCCCGGCCCCGCTCCCTGACGGCCTATCTCTGAACGCTAAAACAAGCTCATTTTTTGTTTTAACCGTTTGGAGATTAAAGCCATGTCCAACAGCTTAACCGCTGCCGCCATTGCCAGTTTCGACGCACAGGTCAAACACGCCTATCAGGGCGCGAGCATGCTGCGCGGCACCGTTCGACTCAAAACCGGCGTAGTGGGCTCGACTCACCGCTTCCCGAAGATGGGTAAAGGCACCGCTACCCAGCGCGTACCGCAGACCGATGTGACCCCGATGAACATCGTCCACAGCAATCGCACCGCGACGCTGTCGGACTGGAATGCTCCGGAGTACACCGACATCTTCAATCAGGCCGAGGTCAACTACAGCGAGCGCGGCGAACTGGCCGAAGTCATCGCCAGCGCCATCGGCCGCCGCGAGGACCAGATCATACTCGACGCGCTGGATGCCGCGAGCACGACCCTGACCGTCGATCAGGATGTCGGCGGCACCGACACCGGCATGAACACCGCCAAAATCCGGCGTTCGAAAAAGCTGCTGATGCAGCGCGGCGTGAAGTTCTCGCGCGGCAATCAGACCCTCGTCATTGCGGCGCAGGGTCTCGAGGACCTGCTCGGCGACGACGACGCCAACACGTTCGATAAGAACGCGGTTAAGGCCCTGGTCGATGGTGAAATCACGTTCTGGCTGGGCTTTGAAATCAAAGTCATGGAAGACCGCGACGAGGGCGGCCTGCCGACGGCGACCGGCCTGCGGACCAGCTACGCCTATGACAAGGCGTCGACCGGCCTCGCGATCGGTCTCGACTTCCGTACCGAGGTCAACTACATCCCGCAGAAAACGAGCTGGCTGGCAAACGGCCTGTTCAAGGCGGGCGCGGTCGACATCGACAGCAACGGTATCGTCGAAATTACTTCGGTCGAGGTCTAAGGCCATGGCGCTCGACAAAACGAAATTCGACCCGACCGGCAGCGGCTCGAAAGGTGGCGCCCCGAAAATCGCCACCTATCAGAGCAGCTCCGACAATATCGCCACCATCGAGGGCGCGGGTTACTTCAACGGCATTGGGAACACCGGCCTTAAAACCGGCGACCTCCTGTTTTATTCCGGCACCAACGGCGCGAAACTTGCGCAGGTTGCCGTGTCGGCCGCCGGGGTTGTGACTCTGCCGCTCAAAGTCGCGTTAGCGTAAGGAGGCAGCATGTCGTTTAACAAATCAAACTACGATCCGGGCGCGAGCAGCAAAGGCAGCGTCCCGAAAATCCACCGGTACAGCTCGAGCGATACCTTGGCGACCATCGAGGGCTCCGGGTATTTCAACAGCGTCGAGGACCTCATCAACAGCGGGGACCTGATTGTGGTGTACTCGAGCGCGGTATCCGGCGGCGGCGTGAAGGTCTACCAGCTGACCAACACCGACGGCGTGATTACCAGCAGCGGGACCTCGGTCGGTGGAAACGGCGCGGTGTATCTGCCGTTCTTCATCAACCAGACCGACCTGCTGGCACCGACCTCGGCGGAACTGATTTCCCCGATCGCGGGCCGCATTACGCTGTTGCGGACCACGGTGCAGGCGGCAGTCACCACTGGCGGAACAATCACGGTCAAGGTCAATACGACCGCCGTAGATGGCCTTTCGATCGCTATCGCGAACGGTGCGACCAAGGGCACCCGCCAGTCAGACGCCCCGACCGCAGCGCACGCCTCGGCGGTAGTTGCGGCAGGCGACCGTATCGAGATTGTGCCGGAAGCGGCTATCGATACCGCCGGCGCGATCAACGGTATCCTCGTAATCGAACCGACGACTTAACAGGCGGGCACGGGTATGGAGCGATCCGTGCCGCCTTTTCCGTTCGATTTTTCTACCGAACCCGTAACCCTTTTGGTCGTCGGATCGGCTCCGTGTCTGACGGCTGACTTAGATGTCGCAAAAGGGTTGCGGCCCTCTCATCTCATCATGGCGATTAACTACACGGCCTGCTGGATGCCAGCCGACTTTGTCTTTTCAATCCATACTGAAAATATGCCGATATTCGCCGACGGCCAGGCGAAATTTA